GGATTCAGTCACTATTCTACGCCATTTCCCATTAACTTTCAAGTACAATTCACCATCTGGACCTGCCTTCATTCCAACAACAACATGGTTTTCAGTTCCAGGAACGTACTGCGGTTGTTTATGAAATACATAGGTGTTACTGTAAACGTGACTCATATCCTTGTTTGTTGCTATTCCCCAATTTCCATCTGAAGAAACGCGCACTCTTTCTTTCTTTTCTTCGCCATAGGTATCAGTAAATTGAATGCTGTATCCACTGTTTTTGATATTTTTCTCAATTTGCTCGATGCACTCTTTCTTGCTGTTGTCTGGCAAAACGGCTGCAGCAGCAACAATGCCACCACTCGCAACACCACCAGCAAGACCGAGGTACTTAAAGAAGTTGCGTCTTGTCGCCATGGTTTTTCTCCATAATAGAATAAAATGCTGCTACCAACACCAACATAACTGCGGGTGCTGTTTGTGGGAGCCAAAGGAAATATGTGTTCGCGATTGTAAACGCAAAGAATACGATCACACAGATCAATAGTCTCAATTCATCATTCATAACAAACTCCTAGAAGATGGGGCGGGGAAGGTGAACTCCCACGGCGAGCAGTCTGGCGGATTGTGCCGTCTCTATGAAAGAGCACCCCAATAGACTTATTTAGCCACCGTTTCGTAGACTTCGACGAAATCGTTCTGCTGAGCGACTTCTTCGTCAAAATTACGCTTGTGGTAAGTCTTTGCCAACTTGCGTGACAACTTCTTAGGAATCTCATGCTCATCTTGCATCTTCTGCAGAATGTCCTTGATTAGATCACGCTCTGCTTCAATACGAGTGAGTGAGTTTGAGATTTCTTGGAGACAGCCGAGAACCTTTGCCTTGTCGATCTTCATGATTATTCTCCAACTTCGCCGAAGGTTGAACTGGCGGCTTCGATAGCGATAAAGTAGGTGATGTCAATAACCTTGTGCTTGAATTTGGCAAGACCTTTCTTCGAGATCTCAACATCATAAGAACCATCCATCAACTTGAAATTCTCAACCTTCATCACAACCTTGAAAGTCGTCTTGCCGTCACCAGTACCAATCTCAATGGTTGACTGATCAGAAGCATTATCCTTCACGTCAGTTGCGGTGAACTTGATTGTGGTTCCGTCGCTCTCGAAAACAAAGTTCGGTGAGCCAGAGATACCAGCAGACTTCTTCATCCACTCAAGATCTTCTTGAGAAAGAGAAAATGCACAATCAGCCTGACCAAGCGCAATGCTCTTCTCAGGTGGAGTCTTGATCACCTTCGCAGAACAATACTTGATATTGTCTGACTTCTTTTTACCAGAATCAATGATTCCGACGCGATCATCTTCAAAAGAAAGATCGGCATCCTTGTACAGAGAAATCTTGGCAAGCAACTTGTTCAAGTCATAAAGAGCAAACTCTTTCGGGAAAGACTCATCAACAGTTGCTTCTACGAAGATGGTGCTCAATGGTGAGATAGTGCGAAGTTTGTTACCCTGCTTGAACAACAGGCTCTGGTTGATGCCAGAAAAGTTTTTCAAAACCTGCACAGTATTATCAGAAAGTTTCATAATTTACAACCTCATTTGCTTCAACACGATTATTATATAACGAATCCAACACAGAATCAACTCTAATTTTTAGAGTATCTAAATCACAATTATTGTCCAATACTACATCATAATGACAGCCAATCCAAGCCCACTCGCTCATATGAACGTGTGGATACTTTTGCTCCATGAGTTCTTCGGAGTCTTGTAACATCCAAAGATCATCTTCATCTGTAGTGTTTTGAGTGAATGCACAAGAGTACCACTCAGGATCAGGTCCACGCTTGACGCGAATGACTTTGCCACCAGAATCTCGAATTGCTTGAATTTCATTTGGAAAACGAACATCAGCAATTACATAATTGTTCCACGGCGCTTGATCACAGCGACGCATTACTGTATGAACCCAGAGGTCAGGATGGAAAACATCCCGCCCTGCCTCTGTGCCCATTAGTTGTAATGCCAGTCTTGGCGAGAATGGACGACCGAGTTTTCTTGACCACCATGTATCATCTTGTTCACGCCATGCTCGCGATTCTACAGTATCACCTTCAAGCATGGCGCGATTCCAACCGAAGATCGTAGCACAGGCATCCTTCACACTGTTGGCAAAACTTTCTTTAAAGAAGTTGTGTCGTTCAACAAGAATGTCTGCGACTGTACCTTTACCGTTTCCGATATTACCGACAAGTCCAATAATCATAACAAAATCTCTTTATTAGAGAGAACCAACGTAGTTGGCAACTGCTGGCATGTCACCAGTAAATGCATAGGTTCCAATGTGGTGTGTCTTCATCCAAGGACACATCCAAATCTTGCCGCCAAGATTACGCCACCACTGGCAAAACATATAATCTTCCGACAAGTAACGATCAGAACCACCAACTTCACGTTCTTCACCATTCATCATAACCTTGCGGCGGCGATCAATGACTGTATCGAAATATGCATGAATGTAGCGAGTACCATCAAAGTTTGCCTGACCAACGTGGTCTGGACGATAACTGAATTCTGGATATGCTTCACGGAATTTGTCAAACACTTCACGCTTCACCATCATGAAACCTGTTCCGATTTCAAGAACTTCAATTGGCTCAGCAACAGAGAACTTTTCAGTGCCTGGAACTGGATTGAACACAAAGTCACCAGCAACCTTTTCGATTTCTGGGATTTCAATATTAGGATGACGCTTGATTGCTTCCTTTACCGAACCCCACTTGATTGACTTCTTGGGATATGGACCACCAACAATTTCCTTGTTGAGCGCCAAGCAAGCAACCACATCGCGCGGATCATAATGAATATCAGCATCGATAAACAAAAGATGCGTAAATCCTTCAGCACGCAAAAATTCATCTACGAGATAATTGCGAGCGCGAGTGATTAGAGATTCATTAAAGATGAATGAGAATCGGACTTCGATTCCATACTGAGAACACATTGCCTGAAGATCCAAGCAAGACTTGATATACATTCCGTGCGCCATACCACCATACATTGGGGTAGCAACAAAGAGTTTATTCTTGCGTAACTCTTCAACTTTTACTTCTAATTGCATAATTATTCACTCCAGTTATAAAACTTTCTAATATTTTCAATGATCTTTGCCTGATCATCGAGGTTTTCGTTGACCATTGTCTCTATATAGTCCATGAGCATCAGCGACCCCATGATGTTTGAGATTTTCGTTGCTCGAGAATTCTTAAACTTATCGTCTTGATCATCTTTACGATCAACATGACGCTGCTCTTTGACTGCATGTGATGCAGTAAGAACCAACATCTTGAATGAGTTCGGAAACCATTCAGCGAGTTTGTCCAAGAGTTTACCATTGAACAAACGATCACCTTCGAAGATTACATTCGCTTCACCATTTTCATGATGAACGTCTGCAAGATCTACAAAGAACTTCTCTGCATCAGGCTGTACTGCCATGCTCAAACGATCTGTTCCCTGGAATACATTACCGTCATTTGCATACTTGCCAAGAATATACAGATTGAGTTTCTTGGAATACATAGCATCAAGAAGTTTCTGTGGCTTGATAATTTGCCAATCATCAGCCATTGAAATCAACTTGAACATCAGAGTGGTCTTACCAGTTGCTGGTTCACCACCCATCGCAATCACTTTTACCATATTGCCTCCAGCCCTTCTTTAATTGGCTCTTCGTCATCAAACATCCAATCAAGTCTTTCTATTCTACCTGTTCTTAGGAAGAAAGTAAACTTTTCTTTGTCAATTTTAGCATTACGAATAGCAAGTCTTTCATCAAGAGTTTCGTCTCTCGCTTGCCATAAAACGTTCCATTCAATGCCAGTCCAATCATCCTTTTCCGCTTGCTGAATTTCTTCAGACTGCCGATCAAGATAGTAACCAAGATAACGTCCATGATGCTCACGAAAGATTTTCTTGAACGAACAAAGACATGTCTCCATCGTGAAGAAATCAATTTGATCTACCAAGTCGGGGTATCGAGATGTTGTCTCCTCAAGTATTGATCGCGATCGTGCTTCAAGAGACTTGTATTCTCCTGCAGTAAGTTGCTTATCGTATTTGTCATCTTCGCCGAGGGCAAGATGCAAACCATTACGATGTGAACGAGACCCAGAATAATCGTCCAGCATGAGGCTAGTAGGTACACACTTAACGCCAGCAGTATGACGCAGGTGCTGAAGATAAAACCAAGTGGAATAACGACCGAATTTATGAAGATTTCTCTTAAGATTATCCCAAAGGTTGTTGAAATTTTGTTCTTCGTTGTCTCCATAATAACTCTCCATCACTTCACGCTGTGTTCGTTTGCCGATAAATTTCTGATAAGATTCGAACATGGCTGGCAAGTGACCCTTGTTCCATTTTGTATCTGTTTGGTATCGGAGTCTCTTGTAGTTGTGAGTATTCCACCACGTGATGCGATCTACCGTGGCAAGTTCATAGTCTGGGAATTCGTTTTTCAGAACCCATGCGGTTGGGAGTTGATATGTGTTACCATACAACCACGCAAACCACAGACGTTCCTCGTCATTGTGTTCGTATCGCTGGTGCAAATAGTTTGTGCACCAAACTGCTGGATCACAGTCGCCGAATTTCATCGACCATGCATACCAGCGAATGAATTGTTCACGCCTTTCAGTTGAAGAATTTTTCAATGTCATTGAATAATGCATCACGAAGCCAATATTTTCCTACACTCTTGATCGCTTTCTCTATTTCTTCTTTCTTTTTATCATTAAATTTCTTCGCCTTTTTCTTCGGCTTAGGAGTTTCATGATACTCAATTGATTCAATCTTATACATTGCAATTGTATTATCGTCTGGAAATGCGATTGATGGGTCAACCAACGCTTTCTCACGAAACGCAATTTGCTCCTCTCTGGTCGGAAACAATGGTTGATCACTACGAAGCGATCCACTGGGATCAATCGACCAAAAAATCAATCCGTTTCGCATATGCCATGTCACTGACGATGGTGTGCATGACATTTTTAGTCTCGTGCAATTCATGGTATGATATGCATAATCAATATACCTATCCCAGATTTTAGATGCATAACCCTTCTTTTCTTCGCCTTCTATAGTTACAATTTCATAGAGGTTGGTGTGACCTTTTGATGGATATGTTGCAAAAATTAATGCAACAATTTTGTCATCTTCTTTTAGATAAATCGGTAGAGAACTTTTATAGTATTCAAACCGAATCCAAAG